ATAATTTTTCTTCTAATTTTTTGAACTTGGGATGGGCAAATAATTTTCTAAATAATGGTTTCCACGATTTATCATATTTTAGTGTTGATAAATCAACAACGCAATCGGGATATTCTTCTCCCCATGATTTGTATTTGGAATATTTTTTAGCAGTTAATACTGATGAACTCATTGATATTAATATGATTTATGTACTTAAGGAGGATTAATAATTATAAATAATAAAATCATCTTTTTTTGATACATTGTAAATAAAAGTAATATACATCAACACATACAACGAGTTATATATAAAACGCACTTGTTTTTAAATTACGTAGAATATATAAGTAACTTAAAAAATTGATTTAATTTAACTTAAAAATAAGGCCAATAATGGTAATATTACTCATTAGATATGTCGTTTAATTTGCGAGACATCAACAATTTAGATCTTAACGAATTAAGTAAATGTTTTTCAGAATTTATAAAGGCTACTGATTTTGATAATGCCAATGGTGTTAGCAATAACGAAATCAATAACCATAATATACAACAAACGTGCCCAAGTTGTGGAGGACATGAATTCGTCGAAGATGGATTTCAAGGAATCGTCGTGTGTACAAATACGTCATGTGGTGAAGTCATTGGATCATTGTTAGATACGCGACCAGAATGGAAACAGTTTGATGAAGGTGGTGGAGCTGGAGCAAGATGCAGTCAAGGAGTAAATCCATTGTTACCACAAGCATCATTGGGAACATCTGTTGGTGGTTATGCAGGAAGTCGAACTAAAAGATTACATGTTTGGGCTAAAATGCCATATAAGGAAAGAAGTCTGAACAATGAGTTTAAAGAATTTAAAGAAATATGTTATAACGCAGAACTTTTAAAATGTATAGAAGATGATGCAAAAATAATGTATAAAATGGCAAGTGAATGTACTCATTTGTCTGGAAAAAACATGGGAAGTCGTGTTATAACAAGAGGAGTAAATAGAAGAAGTATAAAAGCTGCTTGTCTATTTTACGCATGTATTAGAAAAGGAGAAACAAGAACATCAAAAGAAATCGCAGAAATGTGGGGTATTGAAGAAAATGAAATGAATAAAGGACGAAGAAATTTACAAAAATTATTTAAAATAAAAGACAAGGCTAGAAAATCTATGTTAAATGCAGATTCAAGCAAGCCTGAGCATTTTATTAAAAGATATTGTGAATCGTTAAAAATACAAAACAAATATGTGCAAGATGCAATAAATATAGCAATAAATATAGAAAAACTTAATTTAGCGTCAGGGCATACTCCATGTTCATCAGCAGCGGCAAGCATACTACTGATGGCAGAAATAAACAACCTAGATCACATTACAAAAAAGAGAATATCTGGTGAATTTGGAGTATCTGATTCAACAATATCAAAAACATACAAAGAAATAGAACCACACAAGAACACAATAACAAATAATAATTCAACAAATAAAGCAGTAAAAAAAATAGATGACGCATTATCAAAACAGGAAATCCCACAAGAAGTACTAGACAGAATGAAACAATTTGGAGTAACCACAGAAAATAAACCAACACCAGAAATTAGCAATAGCTCTAATTTGTCGGGATTTCCGTCAACCGATAGTTTGAATACGGTTGAAGATAATATATCAGAATTTGATATAAATGAGTTTGATGAAATTATTTGTTCAGAATTAGATAATGATGAATTAGATAATGATGATGAATTACAATATAAATTGACATCAATGGAAGAATTATTACGTAACAAACCCATTCAGGACATAGAAACTGAATTGGATATATTGACATCTGCAAGTGATCTAATTCAGGAAGTAAAATCCAAATTAAATAACAATAATTTTTTTATTTAATAGAATTAAAATAATGCCAAATAAATAATGAATAACTAATAAATAAATAATTAATAAATAATTTAAAGAATAGATACTGCAAGAGATGCCAAACCAGAACGTAAAGATTTATCTAATTGAACAACACCGACCATTTCGTGACCCATCATTTTATTTATAACATCGCAAAAATCAGTATTTTTATGTTTTAAATCAGATTGTTCAATATCACCAATCATCACAAGTTTTGAACCACTGCCAATTCTGGTTATTATTGTTTTAATTTCATGCATTGTTAAATTTTGAGCTTCATCGATAATACAAAAGGTGTCAGTGAAAGTTCTTCCTCTAAAAAATGATAAACATTCAATATTGACTTGTTTATTTTTCATGAGTGATTCAACTGTATATTTATCATCTGATTTTTTATGAGAATTCACATATGAAAAACTTGTTGTTCGTCTAACATTTTTTTGTTGTTTTTTACGTTGTTTTTTGGATAATGTTAATCTTGCTGAATATTCAATGGATTCTATTTCTGAACTTCCCTCGCTATCATTATCTCCGTGAATGTCATTCACTTTTTTTAAAATTGTATCTAAATTATCTTTCATGGGTTGAATCCAGTGAGACATTTTTTCTTCTTTTGATCCTGGCAAAAATCCTATTGAATTATCACCAATATCTATAGTGGCCCTCGATAACACCATATTTGTATATTTTTTTACTTCTAACATTTTATGAATGCCTGCTAAACATGCCATAAATGTTTTACCTGTTCCTGCAGGACCAGAGCATAGTACAAGATTTATCGAGTCATCCAATAATAAATCCAGATATGCTTTTTGCCTATAACTCAATGGATTAAATCCGTAAATTTCAGAATTGTCAACAAATTTCCAATTACCACGAGAAAATTTTTCTAATGTTTTATCTTCATGATTATATTTGAATTGATTTTCTTTAGGATCTGAATTAATATGCAGATTATCATCGTTACAATTATAAAAACCAACATTGTTTATGGCAGTATTATTATATAATTCACAGTTTACTTTACTAAGCTTACATTCTAACATCACGTTCATTGATAGCGTATAAATTGTTACGGAATATTGTTGATCGCGTAATTTTTCATACATATTATTCAATATATTATTACGATCATGTTGTTTATTAAATTTTTTAATAAAAACATCATGTGTAACAATATTGTTGGAAACTTGGTCATTTTTGATAGTAATTACGTCATCTTCTGCTAAAATACCATTAAAAACAATATAATTTTTAAGTTTATTATTTGCAGAAGATGTAACGAAATCATAATTAATGAAAACATTTCCAGCTTTTGATAATTTACTTATCATGTCGAAACATGTACTGGTGTCGTTGACTATACCGTAATCCAACACGAACGCTTTTTTTTCAGAATTATTAAGCAGCATTAGTATACCATAATTAAATAAAAATAATTATTTTGAGGACGATTCACACACTAATATAATATATTATTTTGAAATATAATAATATTACGGCTCCAAAATAAAATTTCGAGATAGTTATAAAAAAATAATTATTTATTTTTATTGTTCAATTCGAAATATAGCATAGTAAATTTCGAAATAATTAAAAAATTTTGTATTAATCAATTGCATTACTAATCAATGCGTCCAATTGTAATTGATATCCCCAAGAATCTCCATTATACGGATCACATATAGGACATTTACATCCACACAACACTTCGTTTATATCATCAAAATATTCGCTCATATCTAATTGAATTGATTTTTTTATTAAGCGTTTTTTTGACTCGTGTTTTTCCATATAATATTACGGCTGAATATATTTTTATTTTTTTTCCGCGTTGCACATGTTATTAATATCATCTATATCACATATATCACACATATCATCTATAATATCTACATTATTTAAGTCATCTAGTAGCGTAAAATCTATATCGTCAAAACTAAAATCACTATTGGTTGAACATTGTTCCCATTCATCTGTATCGTCAGGAGTTTCTTGATTGCGACTGGGAAAAATACATGATATATATCTTCCTATATTTTGTCCAGTTTTAGTTTCTATTACTTGCAATGCAACTAATCTATGAATTTTATTTTGTGGAATTTTTGAAAAACTTCGAAAACCATCAATTTTATATTTTACTTTATCTGAACTATGGTAAAATAATTCCTTTTTTTTGCCAAATAATACAGGTTCTTCAAACGTGACGTCACCATATATATTTTCAAACATGTTATACACTGTATCCATTACATAAGAATGTGTAAGTTCTGTGAAATATTTAATGCCATATGATTCAAATAACATCGATAATATTTGTTTTTCAATTGCACCATTTTTTCCAGTATCATAAAATCCGTAAGTCATCTCAATAAGTCGTTTAAAATTTTTTCTGGCATTCGAGAGAAGTTTATTGTTCATTGAGTTGTCTTGTGCCCATTTCAAATATGAGTAATTTGTTGAATTTTTTGAGTCATGTATCATTGCAGAAAAGATATTAATGTACGTTTCAAAATCAGAGTCACTTTTTAAATTTTTGTATTTTTCACTCATAAAATTTTGTTTTGTTGCTGCAGTTTTTCGATGTTCTTTCGGAATCCAAAAAAATGAATTTCCTTGAGAACCTTCAACCATAGAAATTACAATTAATATGGCAACAACAGCTAGATCATTTCTTACAAATTGTTCTGGTGGACTATTATCTTGTTGATAAATAAGTCCAATTGAATTATATGCAACAATTGCATTTTCCAAAGTAAATGGATAATATGGAACACAATGTCCTAAATTTGTTATTTTATTATTTTCGTCAATCAATTTTAATTTTATTAATCGAGCTATGAGAGGTTTGTATTTAATATCATCAATTTCTAATATTTCTTGAGCATTTAATCCTGCATCTAAAAATTCTAAAACTATCATGTATGGTAATATTCGATCCATATCGGACATATCTGTTGTTTTCAATAAATCCCATTTACTTTCTGTAAACATTGGAAAATAATCTCCATCATCTACTCTGCCTGCTCTACCTTTTCGTTGAGTTAATTTATCTTTAGGTGCAAAATCAGTAACTAATTTCATTCCAATATTATTATCATATGGAACTTTTTGCAAGCCCATATCAACAACTTTTCTGATGTCTGGTATTGTAATCGAACTTTCGCCTATGTTAGTAGCAACCACAATTTTAGTGGTACCTTCTGGAGATTCGGTTAATGCATCCAATATTTCCTCAGCTGGCAAACAAGAATATAATCGATATACAGATAATTTAAAGTGTTTCATATTTTCAAGTTTTGAACAAATTGTTTCAACTTCTGCTTCTCCTGGAACAAATACTAAAATACCACCAGTGTCACACTGAACATCGTCTTTCGTAAGCACAATGTATCCAGATTTATCTTTCGAATATTTACCAGTTTTTAAATTAGAAGTTGAATTATTTGAATTATCTGAATCGTCTGAATCGTATGAATCATCTGAATCACAAGAGTCATCTGAGTCATCCGAATCAGTATCATAATCTAT